AACTAAACCTTCCGGTTCTTTACAATCACATGAAGAACAATTACAGCCTTCATGGTCTGCCTCTATGCAGTGACATAAGTGTCCACATTTTTTACAAGTTTTATTTTCCATTTTTTGTTTCCTCAATCTCATAGAAGTAGTTGTCGCTATCTTCTGTTTTCCATTTACTACTATCCTCTACATTCCATTCGGAAGTTTGTACCTTCCAATCGAAAGGAATTTCATCTTTCACAGTGAAAGATGGGATACTCCATATTAGTCTATTATTAGGCTGAGCCGCATAATTGCCATCATCCAAAGCAAGTATGTGTGCGCACTTATGTTCGTGCGGTATTTCAGAATGATCTGTGTCGACTATATTACTCTCTGGATGAGCCCAGTCAACTGTGAAAAGATAGGATCCTGTGTGCCAGACCTTATTTTTATCTATATATTTACCAGACTGACCATCTAAGATATCGTAATTAGTAATAGAAGGATAATAACTAAAGCAATTCCAAAGCTCCAGCTGGTCCAGCCGAGTCCTAGGAACTTCCTCTGGCTTAAATCCTCTTTGCATAAATGCACTAATTGGTAACCGATAGAAGATAGCACCATTTTCCATAATTGCATGAAAGAGTATAGGCCGCCCTGTAATCGATGCCACGCCAAAAAGAATGCAGTCTTCCACTTCTCCATGGTGTGCTTTAAGATCATAGAGATATTCTCTCCGGATCTGTGCATAGATCACAGGAATGTTCGCGTTTAAATAAGCCATTTAACATATAATCCTTAGGTTGCTAAAAAATAAATGGCAACAATTCCTACTACAACAGCAGCAGATATTTTAGGATTAGCTTTTGCTAATGCTAAAAGTTGTTTCGCTTTTTCCATAGTTCCTCCTATTTTATGTCACCCCAGTTTTTACCGGATGCGTAGTCTACCTTATTTGGTATCCTAAGTCTAATTGCATTTTCCATGATATTTTTTACTTTCTGAGCTGTTTCGTCATCCGGTATAGAAACACATAATTCATCATGGATCTGAATGTGTGGGAGTATACCAGTTTTGTAAAGATTTACCATCGCTTGTTTTGTCATGTCCGCGGCACTTCCTTGAACTAATCTATTTAATGCACGGTATGTAAATGCTAAACGATAATGTCCATTGAAATTATTATATTCTTTATCATCTGGATATTGTTCATGGTATTTTAGTCTAGCTTGTTCTTTTGTTAAGACGGGAACAGGTTCATATTTATAAGAAGTTATAGTTTGCCATTCCTCTTTTTCTTCGTTGTATTTCTTTTCCTCAATTTTTATTTCAATTTCAAATCTTCCTAATTCAGAATTCCATTGTTTATCATAAGGTTCCCACCGATTAAATCTACAAAATCTATCCCCTAAGGTGTAAATAAGTTCATGTTCTTCAGCAAATTCAATAAGTCCATTGGATAATTCCTTAATGAAAGGAACCTTGGAATGATACTCATAGAATAAATTACGTGCTTGGTGAGGTGTAAGTCCTAACTCTTTTTGCAATTTCATTTTTCCCATACCATAAAATAATCCTAGGTTAATTGTTTTAGCCTGAGATCTAGGAATCTTAGCCATGTCGGCTACAATTTTATGGAAATCTGTTTTTGGATCTTCACTATAAGCCTCGGCTAAAGAGTCAGTTCCAGGTAAATCCCATTTTAATGCATAGTTAACTACGATTCTAGGTTCTTGTTGAGAATAATCAAATGATCCCCAGCTACATCCTTCTTCAGGAATAAATATCTCTCGGATTCTTTTTCCTATCTCCCCTTTAGCTGGTACTTGTTGAAGGTTTGGATTACTCATAGAAAATCTTCCGGTTACCGTTCCCCCCTGGTCTGATCGAATTTGATTTATATCTGCATGGATCCTACCTTTGTGCACAAAACTAAGAAGCCCTTCTACAAAAGCACTCTTTGCTTTATCACATTCTCTTGCGCGAGCTATCATACGTAAATACTTATTCTTATGTGTTCTTAAGTATTGTTTTGGAAGTTGAGGCATTCCTGATTTAGGAGTTGTTTTATAATCTTTTATTTGTTGTTGATCTAAAAGTTTTTTAATAGATGCTGAAGCCCATATCTCTATCTTAATTCCAGTTTCTTTGTGGATATCTTTTATAAGCTGTTCGCGTTCTGTTTCTAATTCGTTGCCAAACTGTTTCGCTTTTTCAACGTCTACGCGAACTCCTTTAAACTTCATATCCACAAGGCAAGGAAATAGATCGGTCTCTAATCTAAATATTTTTTCAAGATTTTTCTTCTCACCTTCTGGGTTAACAAAAAGAGTTTCTTTTAGTTTTGGCTTAAATATATTCCACAATTTCAGAGTTAATTTAACATCTTGCTCTGCATAATCCTTTACTAAACTGTAAGGAAGTTTGTGCATACTATTAAGGGGATCTTTAATACCATACTCTTTTAGGGATTTATCTTGAAGATCATATTTGTATTTACTTTCTCCACTGAGATAATCTTTACTTATTGAATCCAAAGTATATCTCATTCTATTTTCATCTATGACTGAGGCAGCAATCATAGTATCTAATAACTTCCCTTTAGGCATGAGCCCACTTTCAGCTCTAATCCAACATACATCGTACATTGCATTATGAAATACCTTTTTAATATTTGGGTTTTGAAATAATTTTTTATTTAATATATCCCATGTCTGTTTAGGGTCCAGATTACCACTCATAGCGTGTCTAATAGGGAAATATAAAGCTTGTTTACCTGTACAGACTCCAATTCCGCACACGTAACCAACATTACGTACAGCCCCTGATCCTTTTGTTTTTAAATCTGGATCGTAAGTTTCTAAATCCACAGCAACAGTATCAATTCCTTTTAAATCCAAATCATTAACTTCTGGTGCAGTGCACATTATTTTTTTAATATCCCCCGAAAATTTTTCTTGTCTAATGGATTTGTTTCTGCGTAATCTCTCTCAATAATCATATCAATATAATGTTTTGCTTTTTCCAAATCTTGCTTTCCTCCTTTATAAGTATGTCTACATATATACTTGATTGCGTTGCCTTCTGCAAATAAGATTTTATTTTTATTAATAAATTCGCTCGGCTGAATTTTTAATTTTTTATAATGTGAACCACCTACCTGTTTATCGTATGCTCCCATAAGTACCTAATTCCTTTCCTGTTTCAGATCTTAATATCCATACATCATAGATACCTCTACTAAACATTGTGTACTTTAATCTTAATTCAACAAACAGAGGTTCTCGTTTGTTTCTAAATAAACTAAGATCACCCACTACATTATCAAATGTAGTTCCTTTAATTTTATGGATGCTTCCATATTTAACTCTTATTTTTCCATCAAAATCAAATCCATTCTTTATAACTTTTCTAATGTAGAACATTCGTTTATCGTGTTGTTTGACGTCATGCCCTTTTGCGCGCTTTCGTAGTAAATCAAAATGTTTAACAAGTTTTGCATCAGGCTTGATAAGTTTTTTCTCAATCAACTCATCAATAGTATAATCTTTAATTATCCAATCCTCAAATTTGAAAGTACCTTTGCCAAAAACTATGGCTCGACTACCTAAATAATCCCAAAAATCTTTTATTTGTTTTAAACTTTTTGGTGCTCCTTCTGTAAAACTAGGCCATTCATCATGACACTTTAATTCTTTTAAAGACACATGGGCTGAACTTGTAATATGAGCGTACTCTATCCCATAATCATGAAAAAATTGTTTTATCCTCTTATCACTAGGCTTCCCCCTATATGCAAAAATAAACGTTTGTTTAGTATTTTTTATTTTATCCAAAAGTTTTTTTAAACTTAAAGAAGGACGAAGATCTGGTAAAGGATAAAGCGCCCCTTCAATACCGGGTGCTGGTAACCAGGTTCTCTTATATCCATAATGTTTCCAGACAGGGGCAATGATTTGTTTACAAAACTTATTGATGGCTTCTCCGCATCTTTTACCTTCAGTTAATTCATGCCAAGGATTAGCAGAAGCTTTATGAAAATATTCTGCATCTGAGCCAGCCCATTCAAAAATAGTTTGATCCGGATCCCCTATCATGTAAAAATGTCCGTCTTTAACGTTTTTAGCCATTTTAAAGACGGCTTCGAGCTGAGGACGGTTAGTATCTTGAGCTTCGTCTACCATTAAAACTTGAATATCTGATTCAATTTTTTTCTCGTTATATTTAGTAATCATATCCGCAAAATCGTACAGATTATTATCTTTTTTATATTGCTCATAAACTTGTTTTAGTTCTTGTAATTGAACAAGATTATAAGGTGAATACTCCATTCTATCAGTAGTGGGATGATGCCAATGTTCTTCAAGAGTTCTGTTATGACCGTAAGCTCCTTTTATAAATTTAAAAAAAGAATGATCACGATAAACATCAGATCCATATTTAGAATACGCGAACGCTATGTGAAGTCGACATAAGTTTTTAAAGTCTTCATTGTCCTGTTCATTAAACACTTCTTTTCGTTCTAATTTTTTCTTACAGTAATGGTGAATAGTGCATATACGATCTTCAAAAAATTTTCTTCGATATCCTCTTTCTTTAATTTCTGGCACATCCATTGCTGCATTTAAAATTTCATTAACCGCAATGTTGGTATGAGAAATTAATACAATTTTATCAGGATCATATTTTTTAAAAAACGCTCTGTACTTTTCTAATAAAAAAATATGGGTCTTCCCTGTACCAGGTGGTCCCACTACAAATCTAGGCTTTATCATCTGTAATCTCCTTTACTTCTACCGCTTCTCCTTCAATAATTAAACTGCTTTGAGAAATTTCGTAATTAGGTATACGCCAACGAACAAAAGATTTTTCTCCAATTTTTCCTCGTATCTTTTTAGCTTCTAAAACTCTTTGGATTTTCATGACAAGATCTACTCTAGGAAGATCTATTCTTCTTACTTCATTTAAGTAGTCTTCAAAGTTATCTAAATTAAATTCTAAAGATTGTTTTTCCTGATCATAGTGCGGTCGTTTGTATTCTATTAAACTTTTCTTATCTGTAGAAGCTTGCCTTGTATTTAAATAATGCTCAAAATGTTTGATAAATTTGTTATCCTCTGCAGCTTCTTCTACATAGTCATCTGAATAAGATCGAGCGTCAAATTTCATTTTCATAATTTTATCAAAGTCATTCTTCTTCATTTGAGGAATCCATACCTGGGCTTGCTTCATTACTTCATCATAAAAAGGTCCTTGTTTCATAAGAGTTGGACCTGTCACTATGATCTCTACTTTTTTGGGTTTTCCCTCTACCATTGCATTAACTTGTACTAAATATCTATCTTGTCCATATTCTAAAATTTCTCCTATTACTGCGGCTCCTTGTACTGTTTCATAACCTACTCCAATCCAACTAAAAATTTCTGCAACGGTTTTTGAGGAACAACCAATGATCTCAGCAAGTTTAAGCATTCCATATTTTTTAGTTGCTTTTTTAACACTTGTTCCTTTTTCAGCTCTGTCTTCTGCTTCATTATCATCTGATAAAAGAGCTAGATTATGAACAAATTCATTAATTTCTTCTTCAGTCCATTTCGTATGTTTTACTAAAACTCCTGCAACCGCAGTACAAAAAGCATCTCTTTGTCCTTGCGATCCATAAAGAATGCACAATGCAGTTGAAAGAGCCACTTTTCTTAGATCCATGTTTAAATCACCAGGATACTCATTTATACCTTCATAACTTTCCCACTTAACATGTTCATTAGCTTTGCTATGTAAAGATTCCGGAACTATAGTGTATTGACTATTCCCATGTCTGATTTCACATAGAGTAGCTCCATGGGGAAAATTTTTGTAATATTCTTTAAGTTCTTTTGGAAGGACAAATTGTTTAAAATCTAATTTCCCTTTCCACCAATAATGACTTTTAGGATTACTTGGTCTACCAGAAACGGCAGCTCCAGGTCTTATGTATTTATTTATAAATCTTTTTGCTAATTCGTTATCAATATCAAAATCAATATCTTGATCTAATCTTAAACCTATTGCGCAGTGTGTGTATTTTGTTTTCCATTCTTCTTTCGTTATTTTAAAATTAGAACTACTCCAATCTGGAACGATAGGGGTGCCTTTCAAACACGGGATAATAACCCTTCCGGAATCTATCCAGTGTTCATACGTATTCGGCGCCTGTTCAATCACTTTCTTCATAATAAGTTAATGGGCGGGTTAAGTCTCCCGCTCCCGCCCAACTCCTTGGAGTTTTTATAAACTTAGCTTTTTCCTTTTGGCTTCATCCGTTTCAGGTTTGGCTTGTATTTCGCCTTTCCCTACACGTTCAGCAAAAGTTCTAGCGATAGCATAAACAGCTTTATCAGCTACTGGACCGATTTTCGTCACATCCCAACCAAACCAAGTTCCTTTGTCATTAGACATCTGAACTGTTTTTAGTTTATAAATGTGGCTATATGTTGGCGGAGTGAATACACCATTTGCCCCTTGCATTCTAATCCCCATCATCATTGAGTTCCATTTTCTACTCACTTTTAATTGAGTAGCTTTCATAGAAATCAAAGCTGTTGTAGGATTTTTTCCCAAGAGAACTACAAAATGGTTTGCAGTATTCTCGATATAATTACCGTTTGGTAATCTATCTTTGTAAGATTTATCACGAGTAGTTTTACTCATGATATCACTTGTAGCTTCATGTATTGCTACAGGTGCTCCTTTACTCTCACCTCTGTCTTGCCATTCTACAAGTTGTCTTTTGTAGTATACTGGC